AAATTTTAGAACCAGCACTCATTTTTTCAGGCATTGCTTCTTGTGTAGCAGTTGTTTGTTGTTTTATAGGTCTGCCAGCAAAATCATATTGTGTACCTGATGGCATTTGTTGCTGCATTTGCGCTTGATCAGGCATATCACTATCAAAATTTTCAATACCTTTAATTTTGTTAATAATTGGTTTCATGTTAGGATTTGGAATTGGAAATTTAGTATTTGGAAATTTTTGCTCCCAATTACTTTTGTCAATTTCCCAAGTGTCTTGTATTTTTTGGGCGTTTGCTAGAATCATGCCGTAATTATATTTTTCACCAGCACCTTCATCAGGTTTGGTTTGTTTGTAAAATTCAACGGCTTTTATTCCAGGACGTGTCAAATCTAAATTTGCATATGCAGTTTGTAAGTTTGCTGCATCTGCCGCAAATGCCCCAAGATCTTTTGATCCAAAAGTTTTTGCAAAAATGTTTCCAAGTACTGGCACCCCATAAATTGGATTTGTTAAACTTTTATTTTTCTCCAAAGCATCAAACATTCTACTTATGGAACCAGCTGCTTTGGTAATAAATTGTGAAGAAGATTTCATTTCATTCTTAAACTTATTGTCTTCTTTGAACTTCGTCAATTTCATTTGTCTTTCAAGAACAGGATCAATTCCTTGCTGCTCACGGTCTAAGTTTTTTTGCTTCATTTGTTCAGTTTCAATTTGAGCTTGTTTTAATTCTGCATCACGAGCAAATTTCTCTTCAGCCAGCTTTTGTTGCAAAAGTCTGTAGTCTTGTAGTGCCTTTTGTTCAGCTTGTCTTTGCTGTAGTTGTTGGACAAACTGTTGTTGTTGCATACCTCTTGTTTGTTCAAATTGTCTTTGCTGCTGTCTTTGATTCAACATGTTTTGAAGCATGCTCATGTCAGTTGGGTGATAAAGTCCACTAAATATTGCCATAAATACCTCTTAAAGAAGACCTGCTAACATTTTCATTTTTTGACCACTCATGTAATCTCCATATGCTTGACCACCTAATCCTAACAAATCCATTAACATCTGATTTCTAGATTGAGATTTCATGGCTTCTAGTTCACCCATGCCTTGGCCATACTGCATACCCATTTGACCTAATTGTCCAGCAGCACCTGCGCCTTTGCCGTAAATGTCTTGACCTATGTCTATACCTGTCATGTATTTGTCCATTAAGTCTTTCATATACCTTTCTCGGTCAGCTTGCATGATGTTTGCGCTTGTTTGTTGCAAGTTTTGTAATGCTGCACTACTGCCACCAAGGCCCATGCTACCCATAGAGCTTAATCCAGCTTCTTGTGCTGCTCCTTGTAATTGTTGAGCATATGGCGACATTTCATAGCCTTGTGCCCACTGACTTTGTAAAGCCGCTGGATCCATTAAAGCAGCCTGAGCACCTAAAAGTTGTTCTAATTGACTGGTTCCAGCTCCTGCATAAGGATCTAGATATCCTTTTCCTTCCTCATAGCCCTTGGTGTATTCTTTCATTGCTGATTTGTAACCACGTCCAGGGTCCAAAAAGTCTAATAATGCCATGCTATCCTCCTAATGCTGTAATGCGAGCATCTAATTGCTGTATACATTCCTCAAGAATGTTTAAATCTTCGTTGATCGTGTCCACAGTTGTACTAAGCCAACTTAAAAACTCTGGACTAAAATTTGTGTCTTGTATGGGTGCAGTATCTACCCTGTTAAAAGTACAATCAGTTGCCACCGCCAGAACTCCTTTTAACTTCCATTACACCACCAAGTACAACTATTGGAGCAGGACTAACGCAAACTAGCTTATAAACCCTATTCCTTGATGGACCTAATTGGTACCAACGCATACGCCACTGATACACGCCTAATTGACTAAATTCTAAGTTGTCAGCGTAATTGAAACTTATTCCGCCATCATCTGAAAAGTACAATGACACATGTGGTTTGTAAAAATTGTTGTAAATCTTAGAGTCTTTAGTAGGAAAGTTTGTATTTTCTTGAATGATGAAATTGCCATCTTCGTCTGTCAAATAAGTTGGCTCGCCTCCAGGTACAACACTTTCTGCAACAACAAAAACTGTGTTTTCAAACGGATTTAAACTACTTGTAAACGTAGAATCACCAAACACAAAGTCTATTTGTACGTATGAGGTTATAAATTCGCTATAGTCAGGCTGGAAAATGATTGGAGTTGTTCTTTCATAACGAAATGGAAATTGTATATAGCCATCTGAAGCATTTGGGTTTGGCTGTTCAGGGTTTCTAAGTTCATTTGTATAGAACTGGCCAGACATTTCGTAAACCGTGTCTTCGCCCTGTACTGTAACGTAATGTACATTGTTAAAAAACATGTGCTTTTCAATACGGTTACGCGCCCCATTGTCCTCAATAACTCTAGCCCACTTGTTAGTGTCGAAATTAAATTCAATGCTATTAGCCTCAAGTGTACAATCTAAATTTTTGTAAGTTTTGTACTGACCAGCCGAAATTCTATAGTAAATCGTGTTTTCAAACTGGTACAAAAATCCGTTAGTATTACCTTGTAAGAACGGACTTAACTCTTGTGTAGTGCGATTCTTTTGAAATAAAACGTCAATTGCTTTGGTAGACAATTTTTGTGGCTGTCCACCGTCTGAAATCATTACTTGAACCAATCCATTTTGGTTTTTAGCTAACCAAACAATGCGTTGGAAGTCAGTATCTATAGACAATGGATCAGCTATTCCATAATCCCAGTTGTAAGTAGTACTTTTTTTAAAGGGAAATGTTACAGGAATGTCCCCACCTTCAAATATTGACGGTATGTTTGACCAAATTTCAGTAGTAAAGTCTGTAAATATGTACAGTTGATTGTTAAGCACTGTAAATTGTCTTACTTCACCTTCAACAGTGTTGAATATTGCACTGTCTGCATCCGAAGTAAATGCATTAGCAGGATCAAAATTATTACCACCCAAATTAAACTTTGAAATGTAGTAAAATGCGCTGTTACTGCCATTAATCACAATGCGATTGCCAAACGCTCTAACTACAGTAGGTCTAACATCAACAACATTAGGATCTGTGATTAAATAAAATTGACCTGTATCGGTAATTGTTCCATCTGGTTGAACAGTTGGTTCTTGGTAAACGTAAGTATTTACACCATCTACAAAAGTTACAAATGTTAAATTACCTGCAATTAAGTAATCAGCAAAAACATTTGTGCTAATTGAATTAAGCTCTGTTAAACCTTGCGATACATTAAAACTAATTTTTACAGTATTGTAAGCTGAGTCAACTCGAAATATGTCACTGCCTACTACATAGTACATGTATTTAAGTGACCTAAATATTCCTCTAGGTTCAACAGCAAAAATTAATCTTGCGCTGCCATTGTAAGTTATATGACGCCTACCCATTGCAGGGTACATTGCAGTTTCTCGTTTGCCAGAAGGTGCTGTTACTAGTGTCCAATTTGCTGCATCTTCAGGACTGTATTGCTTAAACCTTTGCTGGTCATAACCGCCTTGTATTGGTAGTTCAGTAATAGGCATGATTCCTAAACTCCACTTCGGACGCGGTAAGCACCATTTAGTAAACTTTCGTTTTCCGTTTCGATAACAAGGTTAGTTGTACTCACAGATTCCATATCCATTTTGGCCTGTACGTACATTAATTCTAACTTATCTGTCCATGCTTCAGCACGTCCTTTATACATTGCTAGGTCTCTAGCTAAGGCAAATTTTAAGTAACGATTGTAATACAATGGCAAGTTAGATAAATCATCATTTTCTGTGTATTCAGGTAACTCAAATTTACCGTAAACACGCAATTCATAAGCTTGTGATGCGCCAGGATAAATTCTCATTCTAGTTACATCAACTTCATTGTAAATAATTGCAAATCTTGGCAATCCAATTTGTGGGTCAAACTTATAGCTAGACAAAAATGAATTACGATTTTGAATGATTAATGGATAAGTTACGTTTTCCAAAAGTAGGTACACATTTTGTGTGTTAGCTAGTCTACCTTCTTGTACATCAGCAGCAGGGTTATAATCAGGATCTGCAAATGTAATTTCACTTTGTCCAATCGATAATTGGTAACTAATTTCTTTAGAGATTGTGGTCATTAATCCAGTACCGCTATAAGACTGTATCAGTTCATTTAAAAACTGTACGCCTTTCAACATATCATTGCCTTGTAATGGCACTGTAGGACTGTTGGCACTAATTAACTGATATGCATCTGTGACAAACTGCTTAACCGTTTGACTCATCACTTAAATCCTTTTTTTTTGCAGACTTTTTTCCTTTAGCTGCTTTGTCAGCTAATTCCTGAGACTCATACCAACCTTGCGCTAACATGTCTTGATACTCTTGCCAATTGTTAGCAATAGACCTTTCGCCTTTTTTGTAAACGTAAGCACGATAAATGCTTTTATCAATCCATTGACCATTTACAAAAACTTTTGGACCTGATGTTTTGAAATACATAAATTTTACCTGAAAAAAAGGAGGGGAGGATGAGGCCCCTCCGTAAACACATGGATTAAGAGCGAACTCTAACCGCAAACTCTGGGTTAATTGCTACACCGCAAATAACGTCTATACGATCCAATTGGATGTAGTTACGTATATCAGCACCTAATGTGTAGGTCATAGCCAATTTGTAGAGATCACTGTAAGAAGTCACTGCTTCAACACCGCCCTTCAATTCTTTGATTGCTGGAGCTGCGAAGACGATAGCTTGATTATGAAAAGCTATTGAAACATTGTGGTCATCAGCTAAATAAACTTGTGAATCTTTTGGAATAGCACCACTGATGTTCTGTCTAGCACCAGAAACTACAATTTCAGGATTAACAGGTATTACTGCCAAGCCACCAGCAACAACAACATCAGCTGTAACAACAAATTGAGCACGTTGTGGTAATGCTTCATAAGTTAAAGGATTAACCATGAAAACATTTTCAACTTCTATGCTGTCACCTTCGTTAAACATAACTACACCGTCTGGTTGAGTTGTAGCAACTGTTATTGTATTACCGCCAGATATTAAACCAGTTGTTAAACCACCATTTTTGAAACCAGCTTCTGGTACAGGTAAAGGAATTGCATCACCAGCACCTGATACTTGGCGTTTCAAGAAGTTAGTTTTGAAGAAATCAAAGCCTGATAGGTGACCAATGAAGCCATCTAGTAAAGCACCACGGTTAACTGTTTGGTTAAACACTGTACTTAATTCGTTAGAAAGGCTTGCAGAAACTCTTGGTGAGTTAGCAAAGTAACGGTTTCCGTCTTCTGGTATACCTAATTCAGTCATGTAAGCATCAGCTAGTGTAATTGTTTCAAAATCAACAGGAACACCAGGAGTACCAACAGCTTGATAAACTTCTAATTGTAAGTTGTCGGTAGCAATGAAGCTTTCTGTTAAGTTAGCAAGAGTTTTAGCTCTTGGGTTTAACATCATGTCTAAATAAGGTTCGTCTCTAGCGCGATCGAATGTCAATTCAAAGCCTGAAAATTCAACCATTGTGTGGAATTGCTTGTCGATGGTTAGAGGACGAATTTGTTGTACAACAGCTTCAGAAGTAGCTGTAGCACCTTCACCGCCTTTGAATCTTTCTTCTAAGCGATAGTTAATTGTCTGACCAGTAGCGTATTTAAGACCTTTAAAGTCACCTTCAAGGTTTCTGTTAGCTACTTTTGCAAAATTTAGATAGTTGACGTAGCGAATAAACACTTCGTCTAGGATATATTGGGTGGTTTCAAAAATATTAGCCATTGTAAATGCTCCCTGCTGACAATGGGTTAAAAAATTGCGTTATAAAACGCGCCTAATTACACATTGTCCGAGGGCCGACATTTACACACTCTTGCGATGCCAGCGGAAACATCCTTGCTTACACACTGATGCGTACATTGTAACCAATAACTCAAGTAAGTTGCAAGTTTGCAAAAAATTTAAGCTTGTCACGCCAGTTAAATAGGCCAAATTTTGGGGGGGTTTAATTTTGGATACTTTGGATATCCAGAATGCCCAATGCCGAATGCCTGCCGAATGCCTGCCGAATGCTCGGAATTCCGACATGTACGTTAAAATTCATGTTACAATGTAGAAACCCAATTTAATGGACTAAATTATGGCTAAATCACCAGCATGGCAACGTAAAGCAGGCAAAGACCCTGAAGGCGGTCTAAATCGTAAAGGACGTGAGTCTTACAAACGCGATACGGGCGGTACTCTTAAACCACCTGTAAGTGCAAAACAAGCTGCAAAGTCTCCCAAAGCTGCTGCTAGACGTAAATCTTTCTGCGCTAGAATGTCAGGGATGGAAGGACCTATGAAGGATGAGAAAGGAAGGCCAACACGTAAAGCATTGGCTCTCAGGAAATGGGATTGTAGAAATCATCCTCGAGGATAAGATTTTTTTGCCTTTTTCATGCCAGCCTTTTCATGACGTTCAAGCTGTTTTAAATCTTTAAGCTCTTGCTTTTCAGATTTTTGCATACGCTTAATTGTTTTCATGGCATCTTTGTGATTAGATTTTTTCATACTACTTCCTTTTACTGAATTTGGCTTTAGGCTTAGCTTTACCAGCTTTTGATAGAGCAATTGCTACAGCTTGTTTTTGCGGTTTGCCAGAAGCCATTTCCGTTTTGATGTTTTGACTAATAACTTTTTGAGATTTACCTTTTTTTAACGGCATATTAACTTACCTTTCCAAAAATGCTGTTCTTTTTAGGTGAAGGTTTGTTCAATTTAACCTCTTTAGTTACAGCAGTTGCACCTGTATAGCGATTCATACGTATAGAATCTTCAACCAATTGTGGATTGTATTGAGCTATTTCGTCACGATGCATTCCTTGGTGCATTTTAGCGCTTTCAGAAACTTTCTTTTTCATGTGCAAATCCTTTTGCAAAAGTTAGTGTACTAACATCATACAACATGTTTCCAAATCCTGCCATTGATGATGTTGTAAAAATGAGATGACTCAATGTTAAATTTTTCCAAAATAATTTTTTTCTTAACACCATCATTTTTCATTTTGCGAATCTCCCTAACATCTCTTTCAGTCAATCTTGAACGCGGGTTTGCTTCGCCATTGTTGTAAACAGCCAAATGAGCTCCGTTCGCTTTACCAGAACAATTTTTACTACAGTATTTGTTTCGACCTGCCTTAACTCGGTTTTTTTCTGCCCAAAATTCCTTTTCACAATACAAGCAATTAAGTTTTACAGTATGACTTGTCAAACTTAACCACCTTTCAGTGCGTTTTTTGTCATCACAAATTTTGCAGTAAATCATAAAACCATGTGAAGTGTGCTGGTTTTTGTAAAAATTTTTACTGTCTAGAGGTTTTAATTCTTCGCAATATCTACAATACAAAAAGCCAATTGGATCATCAAATTTAGTTTTGTTTCCCATGTGTTGCCTCCTAGTCCATTAAGTTAAAAAATGGGCCTTTTAAAGACCCATCATCACAAAAACACTCTATTTTCTAGATAGTTTACGTCTTGCGTCTGAATTTATCAAGCTATCAATGCTAGGTTTGTCATTATATTTGCTCGAAACATCACTAGTAATTTTTGTTGCAGGTCTTGGGGCTGAACTTACATTTTTAGAACGTTTCATTCGTTCCTCAAGACGGCCTATTTCAGTTGCAATTTCGTAAGGATTAGCAAGTTTGGAAATACGGTCTATTTCCCCTGGGTGCATTTTAGCAGCGGCATAACAAAAAGCAGCTGGATCTTTCATAGACATAGTTGCTTGCATTATGTCATTAGTGAAAGGTTTGTTACCAACTACAGTTTGAAAATCTGAATA